TTGACGCTCAGTTTGGTCTCGTAACGCAGGGGGAACGGGTTTTGAGAGGATGATCCCCTCATAGCCGCTAGCAATAGAACTGTTGCGTGTTCTTCTTCACTTAACGTCCGGATCCCGGGGTCAGCCACGGCCGAGCTTCTCAGCTCGAGCCACTGCCAACTTTGGGATACTTTCCGGCCGCCAGTCACCCATTTAACATGGGGAGACGTCATCGCTTCGTCCAAGGGAACGCTAAATGCGCTATCCCCTGGTTCTCGCCCAGGTCTAAGGAACCTCCATTGCGGAGGCACTTTCGACTTCAACACAGATCGCATCTCGTGAGAGACGGTCTCCATGATCGGCGAGCGAAGCAATGAGTTGTGAAGGGCAAACACCTCACGTATATCTGTGAGAGGCTTGTCGAAATGCACAGGACGAACGTCCTGCCCCTGCCACCAATCGCTTCCACACGACTCCCTAAAAGGACCATGGATAAACGTCTTTTCGACGTTCGTCCGGAAGCCCAACTCACGTAATAACTCTATGACAAATAGAGCTATGTTTTGTCGAACGACGATATCATCACCATAGACTGTGAAGTCTTGGCTCTGATCGTCGAACGTACGTAAAGCGGAGTAACAGACAGCTGCAAACAGCAGAGTCTGGAGTGGGAAGCAGAACCCATTGCCCATAGAGCAGAACTTTTCGTAACGAATGGTTTCGCCACTAGAGCCTAAACTATAGCGAGGTGCTCGAATTTCACAAAGAAACTCAAACCACTCGGCGGGGAGCAACTCCTTAACGACTTCGATAGATAAACTATCTGAAGCAGCCGCTAAGTCGATCGTACAGTAGGGATTAAAACCGCCCATCGAACCAAGCTTACTCATTGCTTGGTTAACGGACTGGTTGGACAGGTCTATGCCGGTACGCCTTTTCAGGCGCCTGCGCATGTACTCGTCAACCCCTTTCTGCACGAACCCGTTTAACAAGGGTTCAACAGCGATACTTCGATGAGTTTTCGCCGTCTTCGGTACAAAGCTTATCATGTTATAGCTTATCAGTTGAGCGCGCTCTTTTACTATTTTACTGAAGGACTCAGCATCATAGCACTTAATTGTACCCGGGAGGATACAATCTCGAGTGTGGATGTTATTCCACAGAGCACGTTTCGCATGAAAAAGGGCAGTAGGTGTACACGACCAACGTTCGCTCAAAATCTTACGAGCTATGTTGGTTTTATTTCCGTGCACACCCA